TTCTATCGTGGCATCCAAGTGGTATCACAACTACGGCACCCTTCCTAAAGCAGACGGAACCTCCTATGCAACTGAGAAGGGTGCCTTTCGCAATCACCCCTGCACTCAATGGGCAGCAAAGACTATTGACAATGCCTACTGGTTGATTAAGCACGGGATGAACCTTTGCGATGAGTACACTCTGCGATATGGTAAGCAACATTCGTGCTACAATACTCTTGTTGCCGCATACTACCTTTTTCCCAAAGGAAAGATTACTGAGGTGACTCCATTCGTTCGTGCTATGCCTGACGAATACAAACTTGATGAAAGCATTGATACATTCACTGCATACAAAATGTATATTGCTTCCAAACCCTGGGTTGCGGACAACTATCTCCGTATGCCAGAACGTAAACCTTCGTGGATTTGATTATGAGTTCTAACTTTATTTGGGTTGAGAAATATCGCCCAAAAACAATTGAAGACTGTATTCTTCCTGAGAATATTAAAAAGACCTTTAGTGATTTTCTAAATAAAGGCGAAATTCCAAATATGCTTCTTTGTGGTCCTCCTGGTGTAGGTAAGACCACCGTGGCAAAAGCATTGTGTAATGAATTGGGAGTAGATTTTTATGTCATCAATGGATCCGACGAAGGTAGATTCCTCGATACTGTCCGAAACAATGCGAAAAACTTTGCTTCGACCGTCTCACTTTCGTCAGATGCTAAACACAAAGTCGTCATCATTGATGAGGCGGATAACACGGGAAACGACGTTCAACTCTTACTACGGGCGTTTATTGAGGAGTTTGCTGGCAACTGCCGATTCATCTTCACCTGTAACTACAAGAACAAAATCATTGAACCTCTCCACTCCCGATGTGCCGTCGTCGAGTTCGGAATCAAAGGTAAAGAAAAAACCCAGTTGGCAGGATCCTTCTTCAAGCGTCTACAGGACATCCTGGATTCGGAAGGTGTACGATATGATCCTAAAGTCCTTGCCGAACTGATTAATAAACATTTTCCTGATTGGAGGCGAGTTCTCAATGAATGCCAACGATACTCTGTTGGTGGAGAAATTGACTCTGGTATTCTTGCATCCTTCTCTGACGTTGCCGTAAATGATCTCATTAAATATCTCAAAGAAAAGAATTTCACAGAAGTCCGAAAGTGGGTGGTCGCCAACTTGGACAACGATTCTTCTATCATTCTTCGCAGGGTTTATGACGCCCTTTACTCTGTTCTACTTCCCCAGTCTATCCCTGCTGCCGTTCTTATTATTGCTAAGTATCAATACCAAATTGCGTTCGTGGCTGACCAAGAAATTAATCTCCTAGCAGCACTGATTGAAATTATGGCGGAGTGTGAGTTTCAATGAACCCTTATAAAATTGATAATAAACTTCTTAAAGAAGTTCCGGTGAAAACAACTCCCGAAAATGTAAGAGAGGCAAATGAAGCACTCTTTTATTCTAAGATGAATCTGCCACAAGCAGCAAAGCATTGTGGTATGACGCAGAAGGAAATGAAACTTACTTTTTTTGAATACCTTAAGTATAACAAACCTGATTATGAAAATTGATTTCTCTCTCATCAATCTTGAAGAATTCTTTGGTTGTGTAAAGGCAACAAACACAAAGCAAATGAAATCTAATGCCTTTAAAACTTTTCGTACATATTTGCAAGAAAAATCTTTTGCAAAATGGAGTGGTGGGCAGTTGAATTATGTTGGTGATTATGAAGATGGTAGGGATTTTGTGGATAATTCTGGAACTTTTTATGAAATGAAAGGATCTTTAGGTCTTTTTAATAAAAATGGCAGTTGCAAGCGTGTTGTTTTGATTAACAAACGTCCAGGAAAAAAGAAAATTAAAGAATTGAAAAAAGAAGACGTTCAAAAAACATTTGAATACATGCTTCTTGTAGACACTAAGAATATGTCTATTGCTTATACTGACTGGGATACTGTGTATTCTCGAATTGAATGTGATGGTGCTGGTGCTACTTTTAAATTGGAAAGTGGTGATTATAAAATGCTAGAATCTAACATTGTCCCAACCGAAAAGCAAATTGATGCTGGTCAACTTTTGAATATGATGGAGGTAATTTTGTGATGAAATCTCTTAAAACGCCTTTGAGGTATCCTGGAGGCAAGTCCCGTGCTTGCGAAAAGATGGGACCTTACTTCCCAGACCTTCGCAATTATGATGAGTTTCGAGAACCATTTCTTGGTGGTGGAAGTGTTGCAATTTATATCACAAAAAAGTATCCCAACCTAGATATTTGGGTAAATGATCTATACGAACCTCTTGTAAACTTCTGGCAACAACTCCAGATGTTTGGTAATGATTTGAAGAATGAGTTAGTTGACTGTAAACTTGCTTATAACACTCCTGAACTTGCTAAAGAACTTTTCCTAAAGTCAAAGGAGCAAATCAATGAACAAAGTTTGCCTAGCATTGATCGTGCTGTGGCTTTCTATATTGTTAATAAGTGTTCTTTCAGTGGTCTCACAGAGAGTTCTTCATTTTCACAACAGGCATCCGTCTCCAACTTCTCAATGCGAGGGATCGAAAAGTTGCCTGGGTATTCAAAACTAATTTCCAAGTGGCGTATAACTAATTACTCCTATGATTATCTAATGGATGGGAACAAGGGTGCTTTTATGTATCTTGATCCTCCTTATGACATTAAGGATAATCTCTATGGGAATAAAGGATCAATGCACAAAGGATTTGATCACGATAAGTTTGCTGCTGATTGTGATTCTAATGATATGGACCAGTTAATCAGTTATAATTCAGATCAACTTGTAAAAGATAGGTTTAAGAATTGGAACGCTGCTGAGTTTGACCTCACTTATACGATGCGTTCAGTTGGTGAATATATGCGTGAGCAAAAACAACGTAAAGAACTCTTGCTTTTTAATTATGGAATTGAAGGACTGGTTAAACTCGATCAATCAAACAAAGAAACATCTGATTGACGAAGACCCTTCGCTTGAGAAGGAATATGCACCATATATCATTAATCGGTGTCTCTCTGGACATATTGATTGTATTATGTTTGCAAATGAAATGAACCAATATCATTTTCTCCCAAAGAAGATGCAATATGACTTTTATATAAATAGTCTGAGGAAAAAGAAGAGATATTCTCCCTGGCTCCGACAAGATAAAATCAAAGATCTTGATTATGTCAAACGTTATTATGGATATAGTAATGAAAAGGCAAAACAGGCTTTGAGGATTCTTACTAAAGAACAACTAACATTTATAAAATCGAAATTTGAAACTGGAGGAACAAAATGAGTGTAGTTCAAGAACCTGAAGTAAAGTGGACGCCCGACCAAATGGTGGAAGTGATTCTCAATGAACCTGATGATTTTCTAAAGGTTCGTGAGACTTTGACCCGTATCGGAGTTGCTTCAAGAAAAGAAAAGAAAATTTATCAATCTTGCCATATTCTTCATAAGCAAGGTAGATATTACCTGGTTCATTTTAAAGAATTATTTGCTCTCGATGGCAAACACGCAAATCTGACTGTAAATGATGTTCAGCGTCGTAATCGCATCGCTCAATTAATTGCAGATTGGGGTTTGGTTACAATTGTTGATCTTAAAAAGATTCAAGATATTGCTCCTTTGAATCAAATCAAAGTTCTTGCTTATAAGGACAAGGGAGATTGGATTCTAGAGACCAAGTATAATATTGGTGCTAAGAAGAAAAAGGTAGAGGATGCCGAATGAAAAAGAGCGGGTTTTACACCCGCCTTTTTTGTAAGAAGTATTATAATTATATACGGATGCCGTAAGGGTCCACAAAACACAAACTCGCTTTTAAAGGAGCTACCATAATGACTAACCTTGCAACATCACGGTTTACTGCGTCCGATCTTCCTGCTTTGATGGAAAGAATCACTCGCAATAGTATTGGAATGGATGAATATTTTGATCGTTTATTTAATCTTCACGAAACTACAACAAACTATCCTCCGTATAATCTTATTCAGGTAAATAATGTAGAGTCTCACTTAGAGATTGCATTAGCAGGATTCAAGAAGGGAGAGGTTAATGTTTTCACAGAATATGGAAAACTTTTTGTCGAAGGGCAAAAATCAGATACCGAATCGGATAGGACGTTTATCCACAAGGGAGTGGCTAGCAGAAGTTTTAAACGAGCGTGGACTTTATCCGACGACACAGAAGTCCGCGAAGTCACATTTGAAGACGGACTTCTACGGATCGTACTTGGGAAAATAGTTCCAGAGCATCATACTCGTAAGGACTATCTCTAAATAAAAGAAAAACTTCACATGAAAACTTTTCACCAGTTTTTGAATGAAATAAAAACAATTAAGTACCCTATGGCAAAGGCACATAAGGTTTATATGAAAGGAAAAGTTCAAAATGTTCCCTCTGGTAAAGCAGTTCCGTTTAATCCTGGTGGTGGTGGGAGAGGATGTGAAGAAGAATAAATATAATTGAATATCGTCGTCGCAGGGGAGCAACTGGCAAAATCCAGTTGACGCTCCCCCATTTTTTTGCTATAATATTGGGAGCACATAGAGTAAAATGTCAATCAAACTTGCACTATTAAAATCTGGAGAAACAGTTATTTCTGATGTAAAAGAACTTATTTCCGCCGAGGAAAATGTATGTGGATATATCTTTGAAAATCCATATAAGGTAATTACTGAAAGAAGTATTGTTCTCTCTGAAGAGACTGAATATGATGCTAAGATACAAGTATCATTAACTCCTTGGATTATCTTAAGCGAAAATAGGCAGATGCTAGTAACAATGGATTGGGTTGTAACTTTGGTAGACCCAATTCAATCACTTAAACAAATGTATGAGGAAAAAGTAAATGGACAAAACAATCAAATGTCTCTTACTGAAAGTTGATAATGTAATTGTAACTGAGATTATTGAAATTGGATCTGAGTTAGGGGAACCTGATTGTAAGTTAATCAATCCATATCAAATAGATGTTGAAGGAAATTTGACACCTTGGCCTGATGTAACTGATCAAAGAGAAATGATGATTCATTCTGATAGTATTCTCACTATCGTTGATCCTAAACCTGAAATTATTGAAAAGTATCTTGAATTAACTGCCTGATGTCGCTTCGTTTTTACACTAACGTTCAAATGGTCGGGGATCACTTCTTGGTCCGTGGTTATGAAAATGGTAAACATTTCATGACCCGTGAGAAGTTTTACCCGACTCTTTTTGTCCCCTCAAAAAAGAATACTGAGTATCAAACACTAAATGGTGAATATGTTGAAGCAGTGCAACCTGGAACTGTAAGAGAATGTAGGGAGTTTATTAAAAAGTATGACGGTGTGAAGGGGTTTGAT